TAAGTGCAGGAGAACCTTTAACATCTAAACGAAGAGAGTAAGTTTCACCACATAAAAACTCTTTGCAACACTCAGTTGTAGTACCACAACCTTCTTGTGAATGAGAATCAGTTACAGTTCCAATAGTATAAACTGCAAGAGTACCAGGAGTTCCTGTAGGAGAAACAATTGTTACTGTATCACCAACTGCATATCCTTTACCTGGATTAACAATACCTGTTACTGTTGGAACACCAGCAGCAATAGTAATTGCCAATTCTAAACCTGTACCAGTACCTGTTACAGTTACTGTTTCAACAGCAGCAGCAGTAGCAGAGTTAGGAGCATATCCTACACCTGGAGTTGTAATAGATCCTGTTAATACACCACCACCTGCAGTCCAGTAAGTAGAACCTACGTGGATTACATTGTTCTGTGGAGAACATGGAGCTACTGAATAAAATGTTGATACATACTTAGGGTTAATCATTTTAGACTTGTTAGTCTCTTGGTAACCACCTGCTAAAGGTCCAATCTTGTCATTTGAATAGATTGTTGAACCAGCTAATAAAGCATTACAACAAGTAGCTGCTGTAATATCAATTGATAATCCAGTTTTAGGACTAAACCAACCAACATAACCATCAGTAGTAGCTGTAGTAGCTGAAGAAGCAGATAACTGATTAAGCGCATAAGTTGGGAATCCAGTAGAAGTATTAGCCAAATAGCCTCCTTCTGTAGTAGCAGAGCCTAATGAAGCGCCTGCTGGATTTGTAATAACTAATGTTTGAGTCGGTCCTGTTCCTAGGAATGCTTTTTGAAAAGCATGATTAAAATAAGCCATTTTTTCTAAGTTTTAATTAATAAATATATACTATAATATAGTGAAAGTTTTTCAACTTTCAAAATTATTTTAAGAAAAGTAATTTGTATTTAGCAGAGTTAATTGAATCCTTAACAAGATCTAAATTATTTACTATCTCTGAGTAAGGCATCATAGCCTGAAGTTTACCTACAACATTATACAAATCTCTAAGGTAGCTTACAGCATCTGAAGTATTATCTAAAGTTCTAATAGGCATATTAGTGTAAGTAAGAAGCTTCTCACACACTCCCTGGTATCCTTCTATAAGTTTATCAGCTTGATCATGTAAACCTTCGTAGAAATTACCTAATGCTTTGTGAGCTGCATAAGAACCCTCACCTTTAACTTGTAAGTGTAATCTATGAAAACTAACTGCAGCATTCATCATCTCTGTTGCACATGCTGCTGTCATAGTATCTAATGAACTTCCACCAACTCCTGTATCTGGAGTAGGTTCAGGTTTAGCTGGTTCACTCTTAGGTTGAGTAACAATAACTTGTGGTCTACTAAGTGTTTTAGCAGGCTCTGGATTTCTCTTTAATAATCTTGTTTTATTTTCCATGATTAATTGTTACGTTCTGCAGTTTCTGTACCTCTTGAGAATTGATTTCCTGACTCCATATCTCCTGCAAGTATACTTACTGTTTCATCTATAATTACTTCTATAATATCATCCTTAAATTCACATTCTACATTTTGTGTAGATTGAATACTTGTATATGGATCTACACAACCATTGATTTGAATTTTAATTGGTTGTCTGTAATAAATAATATCTGCACTCTGTATTTCAAATGTACCGTTAGTATAAATATGAGTAGTATTACCAATAAGAGTAGCAAATGTTTCTGCCCATTCAAAGCTTGGTTGTTTACCTTTGTCTCTGAGTAAAACATTAAGATCACCTTCTTGTGCAAGATATACTGTCATTCTTCTTTTCTCACAACAATCTTGTTTAGCTAAAACATCTACTCTCTTCCATTGTAAATAGTTTTCTGGAAGATTAGCAAAGTAATAGTATTCTTTATCTGTAACTAAAAGTGATTCTTTATTTAGCAAAACTTGAAGATCATCTTTTCTACGGTTAGAGCTTTCATCACCTTCTTTTAAAATATTAATTCCATGCAATTGTCTTCTAGCCCACTCAACCTGCGCTTTATTAAATGCCTCAACTATTTGCCAACATTCTATGTTGTCATAGTCCTGGCTATCTAATTTATTTAGCCGTTGCTTGATCTTTATTTCAATTGTACTATTTAACATTTGTTATTTATTTTTAGCCATTTTCTTAAAAGTCTTTGCCAAAGCTTTTGCTTTACCTGTACAACCAGGTTTAGTAATTGGAGTACATTTACCTTTAGTACCTCTACGTTCAATAGAAGCTGTAGCTTTTTGTATCCAATTTTTATCTGACTTTTTAGTAGGCATGACTATTTCTTTTTAATAGGTCCACCTTTTTTCTGAAAACCCATTTTATTTCTAACAGCTGTTGGTAGTTTTGATAAGCCAACTTTATTAGAAGGAACTGGTTTTAAAGAACCACCTGCAGCCATTTTTTTAGCTCCACCTTTTTTCATCATACCAGTAGAAATTTCTCCAGGTGTTGTATTAGTGTATCCACCACCTTGATATTTTTTAATAGTACCGCCTTTCTTATTCTTTATAAGTTCCTTAGCGCTTTGTGCAGCTCTAAGGGTAGAAGATGCGGCATCAGCACCACTAGCAACTGCTCTGATAACATTATCAACTCTTTCTCCTTGTTTACCACTCTCAATACGTGCCAGTTTTTGTTCACGCTTAACACCTTTTTTAAGTGTACGGTAATCTTTACCAGACATAGACCCTAATGTTTGAGCAGGTGATTTAATAGTTGCGGCATCCTTTGAATTTTTTGGATCATCAATACCACCACCTCTTTGGTATTTCTTAACCATACCACCTTTTTTCATAGTATCAACACCTTGAATATTAGGACCTGTAGGACCAGTTTGTGGAATACCATACATCTGACCACCTTGAGCCATCTTTTTTACTTTCTTTACAGTGCCACCTTTTTTCATAGACCCACCGCATTTAGCACACATCTTTTTCATTATATATAGTTTTTAACAGTTCCATTTTCTCAAAGAAAGAGCCTTTCTAGTTGGTCTTCCTTTTTCATCTTTCATAGGTCCGGGCATCCCAGACATTCTAGCACAAAAACTTTTTCTTCTCTTAGCATCTTTACTTCCTGCTTTAAGCTTAGAAGGTTTTGTAGTTACGGCTGTCTGAAGTTTACTACCAGGATTAGCTTTTCTATAACTAGCTACTCCTTTAGCATTAAGACCCCCTTTAGGATCTTTACCTTCTTTTCTTGTCCAACTTGGACTTTTAAAGTTTGCCATAATTTTTTATTTTATAAACCCGCTAAAAAGGATGTAGTTAAATCTACCCATCCTCCAACACTATTATATTTTTTAAATGATGTAACATTAACATAAGCATTATATCCATCATCTGTATTAATAAATGTTCCTGAACAATAAAATACATCAATACCTACTCCAACATTAGCAGCAATTATTCCTGATGCACCTGTTAAAAAAGTATCTCCAGCTAATCTTATTTTTTCAGTAGCATATACCATTTGATCTCCATAATCTGGTATAGCAGCAAGAGCTGCTTTAAATGGAAAAAGTATATCACATAGTGTATAGTTTTGATAATCATCTGGAAAGTTTGCTACAACTGGAGCAATAGCATTTGCTGCTACCCATGTAATTGCTGTAGCAACTGCACCACAAGTGTTATCTGTTAAAGATTGAGCTTGCGTCTTACCTCTTCTCCAAACCCTACCTACATTTCCTACTTGAGAAATTCCAATGTGGGGAGTATTAATAAAAAATAAAGCACCATTCGTTGTATTTGTAATATGTGATCCCCAAGCTTGAATACCTAATATTCCTGTATGAGGATATCCAGATAAACCTCCTGACATAAAAGGACCTAAAAAATCATTTTGTGATGCAGGAGTTTGACCAATATTTTGTATATCAGCATATACTGGTCCATCAATATCATCTGAACAAATTGATTCAGATAATACTACATTATCAGGAGTATAGCCTTGAGCTTGTATAAAAGTTTTTGCATAGTCTCCAAACCTTTGTGAGTTTACACAAGAAGGATATGTTATTTTAACAGTAGTATCATATGATACTGGATTAACAACATTTCTTTCTATACCTTCAACAACAGGAAACCAATCTCCTGATACAGGTTTAATATTAGAAAGAACTAAAGCACCCGGTACAACAGTATTTGTTTTTGGATTTCTTAAAGCATAAGGTCTTAGAGCAGCCATAATATTATTTTTTTACACAGTTATTGTATGTTTTACCATACATCTTTTTAGTACCTTTTTTTTCATAACCAGGCCAACAACTTTTAGCAGTCCCACCTTTAGCCATCTTAGGTTTTTTACCAGCTTTCTTCATTGAGATAGCTATTGCAGCTTGTTGTGTTTTAGTCTTTGCCATATTATCTATGTCTTGCTGCTTTTGCTGCAATAGTTTTGGGTTGTTTAACAAACTGTTTTCCTTTACTATTACCTGCAGCTTTTGCTTTATTAGTAGCTGCTTTCTCTCCTGCTGAAAGAGATGCCCAAGCTGCCTCAGGCAAATATCTTTTCTTGCCTTTGGACTTAACTTCTTTGGAGGATCCTTTCTTCTTATTAGCTGCAGTTCCAGAAGTCATCCACTTTTGTGCACCCCAATCTCTAAGACTTTGTTGAGGATCCTTAGCCATTACTTTTTAGTTTTATAGCCGCCACCAGCAGCCTTGTATTCTTTAGCCATTAGTTGTGCTTTTCTTGCAGACCATTCTCCAGGATCTCCACCTTTACTACCAGCTTTGATTCTTTTAAATATAGTCTCACGCATACCAGGCTTAGTGTAGACACCAGCCTGGTTTACTTTACTTTTGGTAGTTTTTTTAGTAGCCATTATTTTTTCTTTACACCACCTGTTTTCATGATTTGTCTTGAAGGTTTCATTTCATTTGATGATACTCTTCCTGTCTCTTTTGCATCTTTTCTACCTTGTCTAGTAAATGGTACATACTTACCTTTATCTCCAGATGGATTTGGTCCCATTACTGAAGAAGTAAAACCTTTACCTTTAGCAGATTTTCTTGCAGCAGCCTTTTCACTAATGACGCGTCCACCATCTTGCATTTTCTTAACTGAACCGCCTTTTTTAGCAGCTTGAGTAACTGTACCAACATAGTCTGATTTTTTAGAACCTCTAATTAAATCCATTGTTGAACGTGGTGGTGTAGCTTTTTTAGTAGATTTTTTAGGCGCACTGCTAGGACTAATTGTTACTTTAGGTGCTGATTGTACAGGTCTAATTGCTCCTGTGGTTGTTTTAGTCATGGGTTTCTTTGGCGTTTGCATTTTATTTTATTTTAAGTTAAGAATTCCAAAATTTCTCACAAGCTTTGTTGAGATCTGTAAGAATATCCTCATTTAAAGGGTTCTTTAAATACTCAATTACATCTGAAACATTTCTGCCTAACATTGCATTAGTCTTAGCATGGTAGATGTAGCCATCAGCCTTATTAATAATATACTTAAAAAATATGGAATCTCTTACAATTGATTTAATTTTAAGTGTTTCCATATCCATATTCACAGCTTCAAGGAAAGATTTTGCTGCTCTTTCTTTGTTGCTTTCAACACCTTCACCATTAATGTACAAGTCCATGTTCTCATACATTACATCATTAGGTGTTCCTTTTTTATATTGTGTACTATTACCATCTACTACTTTAGCTACATAGAATAGTTTAGTACTGTTTTTGTCAAATAATTTCTGAAGTTCAGCCAATGCTTTATTACGCATTTTCTTGTATTCAGTTCTTGCAATAACTGTCTGCTCTTGTTTATCTAAGTAAAACTTAGGAGGAACAGATCTTGATCTTGCATCATCAAAACTTTTTGCTACAATAGAAAAACCTCCAGCTTCAATTGCAAAAAGTTTAATTCTATCATAAGGATCTTTAGGATCTAAGAATACAGGTTCATTACCACAAGCAATATGAATTCTATTCCAGAATTCTTTATTATCAGGTTTAAGTAATTTTACTTTGTTCCAGAACTGTGGATCATCAATCTCTATAACATTAGCTGCTAACTCTGTTTCCAGTTCAGCAATAGCTGTTCTAATTTCTTTTACTCTTGCTTCTTTGTCATCACCCTTTAGAAGTTTAATCTCTGGTGCAAATTCATTTAGACCAGTAAGATATCTAATTACTCCATTTTGCTCAAGACAAGCAAGTTGTTCAAAGTGCTTAACTCCGTCATACAGAGATAAGCCATAATTTTCCAATCCCATATTAGAGACTGCATTGTCAAAGAACGGTCTTACAGCAATTGCTGTTTTCTTTACGGTACCATTGCCCGTTTCTACCATTGTGAAATTTTCCATGTTTTTGTTGGTTTTATTATTTGTTGGTTAAATATAAAGAAAAAAAGGGAGGAGTTTCCCCCTCCCTATCCTTTCTAGTTTAGATTAGAATGATCCACCTGTTACAGGGTTTCTCATAACAATTTTCAACACTTTAGTTGGGTCTTTAACCCAGATAGCTGGCATTGTTTGGCTCATCATTACACGGTAACCATTGAACTGACCAGAAGACTGGAAGCCTTGGCTACGTCCCATGTAGTCCATAGTACCATTTTGATACCACCACTTAAGTTGATTATCCCAAGACAATTTCAATAAGAAGATATTGTCATTAGTATTGTCAGTGATGTCAAAGATAATGAATGAGTAAGAAGATAATGGGAAACCATCAATGATTGGGTTCTCAATATCATTTGTATGAACATTGTCAAATGCTGGGTTCAACACAAACTTAACGTTAGCCAAGAATGGGATAACATAAGAAGTGTAAGCAAAACCAAAGTTCAAGTCCATACCTTTACCAGTGATTGCACCGATGTCAGCAGCTTGGATAAGAAGACCTGAAGAGATAGCTTCATTTTTAATAGCCTCATTAACCATTCTCATACCACCCATACCAGTTTGTACAACTAGGCTGCGTTTTGGATCTGGACCTTGGAATTCAACTTTACCATTGAAGAAGTTGTAGATCTCAGAACGGAATAAGTCAAGTGTGAAGTTATTTTTGTTGTATACTCTTTTGAATGAGTTATCCAACTGCTTCCAAAGACCCACAGATAATCTAACATCATCTGGACCATCCTGACGTACTCTACCACCGTGACCCCACATAAGGTAAGTCTCAATGTCAATTGCAATTTTGCTCAAGTGAGCAGCTTCCATATTGGTCAAGAATGTACGTGATAAGTCACCATTGTCAAATGCTTTCTTAACTTTATCCTTACCCATTACTTTTACCATGTCTTCCAAAGAAGAGATAGATGGATCAATGTTTTTGTCATATGTTCTCCAGATCTCAGTTACAGGAACTGTACCATCTGCATTCATACCACCTTTGATCATCAAGTCAGCACGGCTAGAGATTGAGTAATGTACGTGAGCTTCAGCACCACCTACAAAGTTGTAGAATTCACGGAAACCTGCATTAGTGATGATGTCAGAGAATCTTTCACCATACTCACCTCTTGCAGAACCTTTACGGAATACTTTAGTACCATTAGCCAAATACTTGTTATCAATGTATTTGTAGTTATCATTGTTTACAAGTTGAACAGTATAGATAAAGCCATCACCTAAAGGAAGAATATCTTCTGCTGTGATGTACATTTCAACACCATTGTATTTGTCATAGGTAATGATATCACCATGTCCAAATTCTCTTTTGTTAAGTTTAATACGGAATGTATCACCATCAACACCTTTGAATTCATTACTTGGTTCAATATCTTCAACAATGTAAGGAAGGTCAACAGAGACTGGAGTCTGCCATCTGTATTCCCCACGTGCGTTATCAACATTGATAACATTTTTGCCACCAAATGAAGACATTTGATAAAGTGGCATTTCAACTTTTTGAGCCATAGCCCATAGATCCACTGGACCTAAGTCCATTGGCTCTGCATCTTTCAGCATGTTCACCAAGTGGTAAGAATCCACATGGGAACTTGCGTTGTAAGCGGTATCCCTAAGGAATATACCATTGTTCATTACTGGAGTTGCCATTGTATATATTAATTTAAATTGTTACTAATTAAAATCTCTTGAACAGATTATTCTGTCTTGAGAGTGTTCTTTGAGGTTTGCTAGTTTTTCTTTCTTCTGGCTCAGGTGAAACAGAAGATGTAATTTTTCTAGCTTCCTCAGTTTTCAATTGTCTTACTGTTTTTTCTACAGCTACTTTAGATCCTTGTTCTTTAATTTTACCTTTATATCCATCTGGATCTGCAAGTAACCAAAGTGCTTCAGCAATAAGGTCATGCCTTGGTTCTACAAACTGATATTTCTCTAACAAGTGACCTAACATATTTGTAGGTTTACCTGAAATAGAAGGGAAGTTTGGTTGAACTAATCCTGAATATAACATACCCTGAGTTTTTCTATCCATTTTAATTCCACCCAGATCCCCTTTTTCAAGTGTTTTATATACATTATCTGTATATGCTTTTGCCTGTTTTGCTTGTTGCTCTTTTTTATGCTCTTGCTCAGCAAGTTTTCTAGCAACAATTTCTTCCTGCATCCTATCTAATTTTGGCTTAAACTGATTAGCTTTTGCTTCCAGTCTACCCATATCATACCATTCTCCAATCTCTGCTTCAATTTCTTCAGCAGATCCAAAATTAGTGGCATGTAAATATTGCCTTGCAATTTCTGCCTGATGAGTTTCAATTGTAGGATCTAAATCATACATTTCTTCTACTTGTGCAAGAGTTCTAAAAAGACCTTTTAAGTCTTGACCACCATCAGCTACATACTTTGCAGCAATCTGAAGTTCTTCTGGTAAAGCTGCAAAAAATTCTTTTGGAGTATCCGCCTTAATTTTTGCTTCTCTTTCTTGGAAGTTAGCTTCAAATAGTTCTCTAAAGTCTTTAGTAGTATATTCTTCTAATGGTTTATCATCATCAAAAGGAATAAGACTACCTTCTTCAATCATTTTTAAAGCTAACTCAGAAAGACCGGACTTATCTACTTTAGGTCTTCCTTTATTACCAGTTTCCTCTTCTTGACTAATCATGTCATCAAGTTGAGCAATTGCTTCATCAACTTCTGCTGCAGTAACTTTAGTGTTATCGTCACTACTATTATTACTTGGCTTATCAAAGAACGTTGTGTCTACATCTTTTGGTTTAGAAAAGATTGATGATGGTTTATCATCTGAATCATTTGAATCATCTGACGGAAGCATTACACTATCTGCGCCTGGCATTCCAAATAACTGATCAATATCAACCTCTACCTGACCTACCGCTGTAGTATCCTGTACCTGAGAATCCTCAGGATTTTTGTTGGTTTCTTCCATTTTGTTGGTTTTTGTTTATAATTTAATATACGAAATAAACTTTACATATTTAAAACTAGAAAAGTAATTTTTTTGACTATATAGCTAAGTATAAATTATGTTTTGCTATCAAATCTATTTTTATTCTCCTGAGCTATTTGTAATTGTTTATCAGCAATTTCTCTTTGTGCCTGTATTCTTTCTCTTTCAATCTGAGATTTGTTGGTTTCAATAGACATCCTATTAACTTCTTTCTCCCTTTGAAGATCTGTTTGAGACTGATACTGTTCAGTTTCACGAATATCTTTCATAGCATCTATGTAATCAGACTCCATGTTTTTATTTGTATCTGTCATAGCACCCATACCAGCAGCTCTAATTTCAGCAACAAGAATATCACGTTGTCTATTTTTCTCATCTCTAGATTCTTCAAATTCTCTCTTAAGTCTTTCTTCTTCAGCTTTAGCTTGAAGTTGTTGCTCCTGCATTTGCTGTTGCTGTTGCATTTCTTGTTGCTTAAGTTGAGTTTGTTTTTGTTCAGAATCTTTAAGTACAGTATTAACCTCAGCAATAGAGTCAGATTGAACAATTCTACCCAGATCATAAATAGAGGCGCCTGTAGTATTGTTTTGAATAGTCATTTGTTTTAACTGTTCAAGAACAGCTCTATGATTTGCAGTAGTACTACAAAAGATATTTAGATCTCTCATTAAAAGATCTGTACCATTAATCTCAAAATTAACTTGCTCATCTAATGTAGTAAGGTAAGTTAGTCTTGCTGATGGTTTAGTAGAATGATAATACTGTGCTAGATCTGTACGCATTTGGTGCACTCTAGGCATTAGATAATCACAGTGCTGGATAAAGTATATCTCTGTCTGTGCATAAGATGCTGCCATAGCTTGTTCTACTCCAGTAGCAGTTGTTTGGGAAAGCTGTTGACCCATTCTCTGTGGGTTTACACCAATAACTTCAAATGCTTGCATTTTAAAGTGATTAGCTAACTGTATCCTTGACATTAATCTTTCTGTCTGAGATAAGTCTAGTTTTTGGAAATGATTAAAGTTTAATGCATTCTCTGTATTTGTAATAGATGTATCAAGAGGAAGCATCTGAAAATTCTTCATTGCTACATATGCTTTAGCATAATTACCTTTACCCCAATCTTCACCAAGTGAATGTTTAGGTAAAGTATTCTGGTCAAGCATTATAATAGTACCAAGTTCATCTACTAAGATATCTGCAATCTGATTGTTTACAATATTGTACCCAATCTGATATGGCTTCATCAAATCAATTAAAGCAGTAGACTTAGTGTTTCTATCTGAAAATACAGATCCTTCTACAGGTAGTTTACAACCATACAATGTATTGTCACCTTTAAATTGAAATTTAAGGGGACCTACTTTATTTTTTTGAATACCTATGTATAGTGGGCTAAAACCACCAGGGTTATTCATACCCCAAAATGAAGGAATATTGGGGCCAATTTTTACACCACCCCAAACCTCATTAATCCAAATCCAATCAATGTGCTCTCCAAATAATAAATTATCTTTTGTTTTATTTTTAAAAAGCCTAGTATCATATATTGGTTTATCAGTAACTTGATAATCTTCTGTAATTACTTCATTTGTTACTTCACCATTTTCAGTAATCTTAGTTAGGTGTCCTACTTTACGTTGAGATTTCCAATATGCAGTAGTTACTCTTAATAAATATGCAGTTCCTTGATCAAAATAATCTTCACCTTCAGAAAGTATTTGTTGTATAATATCTCCTTGATCTAAAACTGATCCTGCAGCAGCAGTAGTAAACTGTCTATAAGCAAGCGAAGGCATATTAGTATTCCAATCATGTGACTTAGTAGCATCATAAAATGAACCATCATTTTGCATGCCGCCAATATTGTATCCAGCAGATCTAATAGGATAAATAGCTTCAAGAGATTCCAGCTGTTCTTCGGTCATTAAATAACCATACTTATCAATAACATCTGCAGGCGTCATCATATCTGTTTTACCTATCCAGTTTGCTTGAGAAATATATCTAGCATCTGGTGACTTATGATAAAATGTAATTACTGGATTCCAGAGCTCTACTTCATAATCATCTTCCATCATATGGAAATGCCAAAACTCTCTATCTGTAATAAGAGAATCTCTAAAACCTCTTTCTTCTAATTCATTCATTCTAAATCTTTCCACATCTACTTTATGTTGATGTGTTGCCCATTGTTCTATCATAGATCTATAATCCTTTTTAAAGAATTGTTCTATCTCTGGCAATGATTTTAATTTATCTGGACCTAATTGCTGTTGAGCTTCTTCTGAGTTAGGGTCTAGTCCTTGTTCAATTAATGCTGCTGAAATTTTAACTTGAGCTTGAGAAAGTAAAGTGTCTTCTACCATTTTTCTCTTTTGCTCTAGCATCTCATTATATGAGTTTTCATCTACAGCTCTATATGTAAGTTTAGTAGTTCTTTTAGCAAACTCTGCTACAAGAACATTGATAACATTTGGAATAATTGGATAAAACTTTAATTCTAATGCAGATACTTCATCCCTTGTAAGAATTTCAACAACATCTCTATACTCATTATTTTCTTCTATAATATAATCAGATCTGTCTATCATACCTTTTGCAAGCTTATAATTTTTCATTAGCCTGCGGGCATTTCTACGGATTTGCTTTAGTCCGTTCCATTCTAACCAATCTAAATTCCAAGCAGCCCACTCATCATCTTTTTCCTTTTTTGGAATAAACTGAAGAGGCTGGGTAATACTACCCATTCTTTGCTGTTCAACCTTGGCTCCTTTTTTTAATTGTAGAGCGTTATATACTTGCATATCCTTTATTTAAAATTTCTAAATGGAGTCCTATGAATCTTTCCACTTACTGAATTACCTTGCCCCATATGACGGAACGCACTTCTATTTAATTTAAACAAATTTTCTGACTTTTGCAAGTTTTTAGAAGCATCATCCATGATAACTCTTTTAGAATAACCTCTGTTAGCTTGCTGAATTCTCATGAATGCAACTAAGGCTGCAAATGAAACTAGTCTATCCACGTTAACCCCATCAGCATATTCTTGCATTTCTTTAAGCAACATGGGATCCGGAATACGTTCTATTCCGTACTTAGTCCGTACAATAGTACCATCAGTTTTTGTTTCTACATCTAATTCTTCTCTGCAATATTCTATAGTATAACTTAGTAAGTGTGCTTTAAATAGAGTACCAGTATTTTTCCAACCATATTCTTGGAATACGTTAGCATTTGAACCAATATCTTTTAAAAACATAATCTGGCTTTTAGGTACAAGATATCTTTGTTTTTTTCTTGATATCATATACTGGATAAACAATGATATGTTATTTTCAATTAATGTCCAAGCATTGTACCATTCTATAATTAACTCTAGTCTCTGGTGAGTTTTATTAATATCATCAAATCTACCACACCATGCAGCTACAATTTTATCTG